ATTAAAAATAAAAGAAAATTTGCGTTTAGACGCATTTTATTAGTCAAGGTATATCAATGTACCAATTTTGGTAGAAAGTGCGTTAGAACGCAAATAAAGTACCTCTATCGCCTTAATAACACTATTAGCAGCATACCAACTGCAAACAGCATTAGGTACTTTTCGTAATTGCGGCTTTTAGGAGCCGTTACAGAGGTCTTTATGTATTTAGTCACCTGCACGGTGTCTGGTAGGCAAGTCGCTTTAACACGCACCGTATCAAAGTTCCTAACAATTTTTAGGCGTATGTTATCTTTTTGGACAACCACCGTATCAATATCTTTTAGCGTAAGCGTGTCCCAAAGGGTTCGCTCTTTAGTTACAATAGTGGTGTCCCACCTACTTTGCCAGACGTTTGCTCCTTTCTTTACGGCTTGGCGCAAATGCCATTCGGCACTACAACTACCCAGAACAAGACTCACAATCAGGATTATCAATAGAGCAAGCAGGGGGTGTGGGTACGTCTTCGAGTTCATTAAGCCAGCTTTCAAAATTGGATGTATTTGGTTTTCCCATTTTTCTTTATTGCTTTTAATACTTCTCCTTTATTGTTGTTAACGTCGTAGCTTACGTGAATCCACGCAGGTTGCTTGTCTGTACCAAACTCCCAGATGAGCTGCTTAAAATGCGTCTGCTTGCGTATAAATGCAAATACAGCGGCCATATCCTCGCATTGAATGTCTGCTGCTCGTCCGAATAGGTGGTCGCTTGTTGCTCCTACGCCCCCAACTGCTGCATTAACCGCAGGCGAGCGATAGCCGCTGGTAACTTCAATAGGCCCGAACTTGTCTCTTGCTGGTTGCAGGACGTATTGCACCAAGTATTTCAAATTGGTTATCGCCTCTTGGCTTGGCTTGTTCGGTAGACCAGTTGAGGTCTCGGTGAACTCGCTCAAACTGAAATTTTCAGATAGCTTCATTTTTGATAAATTTTATGCAGTAACTCTAACTGGTTCCGAGTTAACGTGTCTTATATCGCACCTTTTGTCGGCAAGTTGTCCCTTATACGGAACTTTACCTTCCCTGTCCTCGGTACTTCTTACTCGTCGCCCCTTTGTTTGGGCTTTTGGTGTGTCTTCCGAGTTTTGGTTTGGCCTTGGTTATTTTCTTGGCCTGTTGCTCCTTCGCCATCTCTGCTCATCATTAAAGCAAATCCACCCATCAGGAACGCACTAAACTCCGTTAGAGACGCTTTCTCGTACCAAACGAGAATACCTCCAAACGAAATAAAGATAAGCCCTATTAAGGTTGTCTTTGGGTTTCTAAAAATTCTATCTATCATTCTTAATGTCACGGCTCCACCGCCATAAGGTGTAAATGAAGGATGTAAGCATAACTATCATTCCTGCAATCTGGTGTACCTCGGCAATCGTTAGACCCCCAACGGCCAAAGACCAACTCGTTGCTACTGCGCTTGTACTATCGTGTTTCATTCCTCAATCGGGGCTGGGGGTTGGCAATAGGCGGCATCTGGGTTGGCTGCGCAGTATTCTTGGGCGTAAACTTCCTCCCATCCCGCAAAAATATGGATGCCACAAGGCGCAGGCCACACCACCGAATCAGCATAGGCGGCAAGTGGCTCGTTTTGCCAAAGGATGTCAACGGCATAGTTGGGATTCTCGCTTACACAGATGCTCTCTCCTTGCTCGTTTGTTTTCCATTGGGTGCATATATGCCCCAACTCTACAACGGCCACCACAAGCTCCGTATTCCACGTGGTCTCGGTGATGCCATCTAGTGAGATGGTTGTTGTTTCTATTGCTTTTTTGGCTGTTGCCCAATCAGCAAACTCGTACTTTGAAAATGTCATAGTAAGTAAATAAATAATCCGCCTAATAGTGTTGCAATCAAATCCTTGTAGTCAAATCCTCCGTATCGTATTTCGTCTATTAATTCCTTGCCTGCTGCTGCGACAAGCACGACCAGCATACTACCCGACAAAAGATAAAGTATTGCACCACCTACGAAGTGCAGTACCTTATCAAATGAAGTCCAACTGCTCACAGCGTGGTAAGTTCTGCCAGTTGGGCGTTGGTAAGACGGGTCTTGAATAGAAGCATTTGGCTAAATTCATTTTTTACACCTGCGGCTGATACACCAAAGCCTGTTCCGCAAAGATTAAACTGCGAAACCGCTGGTACTGCGGAGCCAGTATATGTCCTTTTTTGAACTCCGTTAATGTACAAGACATAATCGCCAGACTTGTAAGCATAAGCTATTTTGTATCGCTGCCCAGCCACAAGTGTTTCGTTTGCCGCTTGGTCAATAAGCAGCCCAGCCGTGTTTCTTGCATACCAGTATAACGTGGTATCAATATTGTACAATTGGATATTGTCGGTAGAAGTTCCAAAAATGGTTAGTGCGGCATAACCAGCACCGTCTTGATTTTGTGCGCTTGCTACAAAGTCCAAAAATATAACGCCTTCCGTCTGCCCAATTAGCGAGCTTATGCCCGTCTTACTGGCAGCATCGGCCACACGGGTAACACTTGCGCCCAGCGTTGGAATGTAAGAGGTGGCGTAGGCTCCTGCTTCCAGTTGTGCGCCCCATAGGTAAATATATCCCGCTTGGTAGTTTCTCACTAACCAACTTGCAATTGTTTGGCCTACACCATAAGTAAACTGCATTGAACAGCGGTACCAACCATTGCCGTAATTTTCAATCCTTCCCGTTCCACTTGTTACGGTGCCTGTGTTTAAGTCAAAGGCAACCGTTGTACCCACGTAAAACGCCTCACTTATTTGGAACAAATTTGCAGTACCTTTTTTAGCAAAGAACGAAACGGTATAAGTTTGGTTAGCGGTTACGGTTGTAGTTCCGCTAAAATAGCCGCTGCTAAACTCCACCTTGTCGGCATTGGTGGAACCATCGGGTGAAGCTACGTTATTTGCGGTAACAGTTGCTGTTACTTTCACCCAGTAGGCGTTATCAAATTGTTCCGAGTAGTTAAATGAGTTCGTCCGCTGGGGTTCCAAATTTAAACGTGGGCAGGTACTACCTAAATAGTCCAGACGGGGTACGTTGCTCACTGGCCCAACGCTTACGGCTGCGGTGGTGGTGGGTATGTAGTCTGTTGCTATATCTCCAATTTCGGTCTGCGCTCCGTATGCTTGAATTGTTACGGCAGAATCGCACCGAACACGGGGGTACGCATCTGTTGAAGCAGCGGCAGAAGTTGAAGTAAAACGCTGCCAAGTTGTAGTAACGGTGACGGTTGTTTCGGTTCCTCTTGATGCAATAATTACGGACTGCGTGCCGCTGGCCACCCGAAGCCAAACGCTAAAAGTATATTCACCATTTGCAACCGCACCGCTAATAGTCTGCTCTATCCGTCCGTTAGCCGTTCCGTCAAAAATAAATTGCCAAGCCGTATTCCCACCAAAAGGGTCAGCCACACGTGTTCCGCTTACTGAAGCATTTGAAAGTTTAGACCACGCAGCATTACTGAAGTCGTTTGAGTATAGGTTAAGATTCGTCCGCACCTTCTCAATAAGGCCGTTAGAAGCCACACGGGTAGCACCCGAAGCACGGGTAAAAGTCAAATCTCCCGAACCATCAGTCGGCTTCTCTGCGTAAATCTTGCTTGTCTTGTATCCGCTTGGTATAACAACAAGCGAAGCATCTTCGTAAAAACTACTCATCAGTTAAAGTTTAATTCGTCTATTGCATTTTCCAAACACTCAAAGCCCTCCACGATACCGCTATCCGCAAGGACACGAACCTCGTAGGCCTCGGCATAGGTGTAGGCGTTATTAAAGCACGCAGGCACTCCATCGAAGCCCAAGCTGCGGGTGTTGTAGTCCTCATCTCCCCAATCGGAGGAGCAGTATATCTCGCCCCAGTTAATGTTATTTCCCATCTTTACTTAAATAACTGCGTAGTTTATTTATATTCTCCTGCTTTGGCTTATAGCACCCACGAAGACGCTCGGTTGTCTCGGTCTGGGTAGATGTCCTCGTTGACGTTTTCATTGTATTCGGGAAATTCGGTTGAATGGAAGGCCATATAGTCAATAAAGCGTTGGGCGTAGTATTGTGCAATCGTACGCTCCTTCTCAACTAAATAGTCGATTTCAATTTTTTCTGCGTTTGTTGAGTTCTCGCTAATATGCTTAAATACGCCTCCGTTGGCAACGGTGTACGCAGCAAAAGGCAGGTACTCGGTCATTGCGAAGTGAATTAGCATAGGTTGGATGTAGTCCACTACCAAAGCCAAGTAGTCGCCAGCCAAGGTGTCGTTTAGAATTTCGTTTGAGATCTTGTCGTACAGCTTGGTTCCCGTGTAGTTCTGGACGTGAATCTGTTGAGCAATCTTAATAAATTGCAGAAACTTGTCCGTATCTACGTTTCCCGAAATTGCCGTATTTCGTACAATATCTTCTCGTTTGATAAAAAGCGCAGTTGGCATTACTTTTTAGATTTTGGAAGGAAACCTTCGTTTGGCATATCGACAGGACGGGTAGCAACCTTCTTGTCGTTCTTTGGTAGGTCGACTCCTGCTTTGCGGGCTTGGTTAACCGAAATGTCAGCATTCGGGTTTTTAGCATCTGGCGTTACGCCTTCGGCTTTTGCCAAGTAGGTCTTACGCATCCAGAAGTGGTGGCAACGTGCGCCACCTTTGTACAACCAGATGTCGTAGTTAGCAGCACCACGTGGGCCAAAACCAGCGTTAACCTCTTGTTTGCCCATTCGCTCGATGTCCTCCTTGCGGTAAACCTTCTTTGCGCTTACCATCTTTTTGCAGAAGTCTCGGCTGTTGCTCTTTGCGGAGTTGGGAGCGTAGGCATAACGAATCTTGTACTTACGGCCGTCCTTGCTTACTCCGTCCTGTTCGCTTTTAGCGTTTGGGAATGCGTCTCCTGTTTTAGCAAGATTCGCCATATAAGAGCTTGCCGACTCACTCAATTTAAGAAGTGAATCTAAATACGCCTCTTGCTCGTAGTCAACAGGACGCTCGTCCACCAAATCCCAGTTCTCCAAGTCTTCATCCTCGCCAAACTCGGCAAGGCGGTCGAATACCTCGTCAAGCTGGGCATCGGTAGCGTCAGAAGATAAACTAAAACTGCTATCCTCGATTCCTGTCGATTCCTCTACAACGTCCGTAGGGGCAACAATTTCCTCCTTGAACTCCAACGGCTGCAAGGTCTTGAAATAGATATTTAGAGTTGCTTGGTTAAATGAAAGGATTTGCTCGATGGCATCCAAAATCATTTCCTGCAAAGGACGGATAACGATATTATCAAACAGAATAGAAGCCGTTTTAAGCTCTTCTGCGTTGTTGCCTAGTCCAGAGTTATCCTTGATGCCCAAAAGCATCGGAGAAGTCACCCTATGGCCTACCATAATCTTTTGGGTGCATTCCGTAGATAGGAATTGGTACTGGTCGCTTGCGTCCGATAGTTGTACGGGTTCGATTGTTGCTGCAAGTTCCTTGTTGTCGTTAAACGCCAAGATAAACCGACCAGCATTCGAGCTACCAGAAAACTTGTCTGCAATCCTGCGTTCGATTAGCGTCTGGTCTTCTTCGGTTGGTATTCCGTTATTGAAGTTAACCAGCATCGAAGGCGCAAGGCCGTTCTTGATATTGTTAATATGGTAATTGGCTACTTCCTCTTCCAAGTCGGCATAAGGCAAGGAACCTTGGTAGTCGGTTGGTGCGTAGTAGTAGTATCCTGCTTTGTAGGGCTTGATGTAAAGGATTTCGATGCCATTGTTTGACATTCCGAAGGCGTCAATGCGTACTGGCTCTTCCTTGCGGGCCTTTACGGCATCCCAGCTCTTTGCATAGTAGTAAGCAGGAATGTCGCCCTTCTCATTGGCTCGTTCGGCACGTAGCGTCTCAACGGGGATATGCTCGACCTTTACAATCTTGGAATGGTCTTGGTTGTAGATAACTTGAAACGCAGCATTGCCCATCATCTTAAAATCCGAGCAAACACGTGAAACGGTCTGCTTGGAAAATAAGGCCATCATCATTGCGTACTCGTCGGGCTTTTGGGCGGCGTTTGTTGCTCCAAGACCCTTGCCGTACACCATATCAATAATGCCATTAATGATAGCGTTATTGGTCGGGCTTCCGTTGTAGCGGTCAATCAAATACTGGAAGTAGTTGTTGTCGTCTCCATACTCTACCCATCCCTTGTTAGCCACCTCTTTAATTTCGGGCTTAACGTAGGAGTTCATTGCTACAAATCTTACGTTGCTCATATAATTACAAATGTATTATCCCCAGCGGTCTCCTGCGTGTACACGCCAGAGTTAACAGTGTACTTCTCGAAGTTCGTTTGGTTGGTGCAGAATACACGACCTCGGTAGATTAGATTAGAGCCGCTAAATACTTCCAACAAGTAGAAGTTGGCCTCTGCTAACGTCCAAGCCGCTGCGATGGTCATATAGCCATTTGCGGACGTTGGAGTTATCGTCTGTTGCTGCGTGGTGTTCGTTGACT